ATCTTCCGAAGAAGATTTTACTTTCTCAATTTTAGATTCACTTTTTACGATTTCTGGTTGAATCATATCATTAGAAACATCAAATGCATCGCTTAAGTCATCGAATTTCTTTGTCATTTTCATAAGTAAGAACCACTAAATCCAAAATCATCTCCTTCCTCAACCAATGCATTATCTGCTGCAGTGATAGTATAAACAGGATCTCCTCTTAAGTGCTCAGTAATTGTTGTTCCGTCTCTTCCTCTTAGAACAGTAAGTTTGTTTCCAGAGATGGAATCAATGTACATTTCTTCATTGCCAATGTCAATATAAGTCTTTGCTGTAAGACCACTAGCATCCTCAACGTTAATAGTCTTGACAGTTTTAGTAATATCAGATGCCAACGTAGTTACAGGATCTCCAGTATAACTCTTGATTGCTCTTGGTTCTGCTGAATATGTAACTTCTCTGGTGGTGTTTGTAACATCTGTACCAGTAAGATAACTGACAGTTGCCTTCTTGATGATATCTTTGGAAGCAGAAGATACAGGGCCAAATAGATATGTTTTTGCAGTGAATCTTAAAGTATAAAGAAGAACTCTTCTAGAAGTAAAGTCCCCTTCATAATCATCTTGCATAGTAATGTTTTCCAGAATAACTGGAACATCTCTCTTTTCTTTTATCGATTCGACTAATTCTATTGATAAGTTAAATGCTGGTTGGAAATATGGTAATATCTGTTCTACTATCTGAAGAGCATCATCATTTAACTTAGTCATGATACTCAACTCAAATTGCATATTGTATGGAACTGGCATATATATCTTTTTAGACTCAGTTCCATCATTTGGGTCTTTTACAACATACTGTTGAGTTGTTGTTACTTTTCTAGTTGGGTCATAAGTTAAACCTGTAAACTCAAACGACATTCTTGGCAAAGTCATTGCCGTTGACTTACTCAGATCTGGAGATTGCTCAAGTCTAGCAAGAAACTTTTGAGTTGGGCCATACGCCAAAGGGACACGAATGATGTTAACAACTTCATCCGAAGAATTTGTTTGTTTAATGGTTAATGAATTAAAAAGAGTACCAAAACCGATAATGGTTCTCCTTAAAATTTCATTATAGAAATATTCAAACATTGTTTAGTCCCTATAATAATAGAAGATATAATAAGTATTATTTATGGAATACCGAATGGGTTCTGTTCTGTAAAGTCTAATATAGAATCTGCTTCCGTTTCTATATTAGTATTATCTGCAAATCCATCATTCGCAGGATTAATATCAATTAACCTTAATTCGTGAGAAGCTCCAGAACTAGATCCAACAATATTTTCTCCTACAACAAAGTCACGATTTACGGAGTATACCTCAAGAACATTTGTTGTACTATCCCAAGTCTTAACTCTCGCAACAGTTCCACTAGTAGATCCTGTAACGGTTTCATTAAAAGTAAAGTTGCCGGTTGATGCCAAAGATGGATTTGAGATCGTGACGGTTGGTGCGACACTATATCCAAGACCAGCATTAATAATGTTGATCGCAGTAATTGTACCTGCAGCACTGACGGTAGCTGTTGCTGCTGCACCAACAGTAGTAACTCCGCTTAAAAATACCTCATTGGAGAATGTAATCGTAGGTGTATCTACATATCCACCACCACCTGATGTTACTGTAATAATACCAACAATATTATCTCCTATTAATGTTGTTGCCGCAGCACCAGATCCTCCTCCACCAGTAAATCTGACGCCAGGTGCTACAGTGTATCCAGATCCAGGATTTATAATATCAACATTTTGGACAGATTTTGTTCCTGGTGCAATATTATCGAGACAAACAACAACTCCCCCTATCAAAGATGCAGTTGCTATACCAGTAACTCCTCCTGTTGGTGCTGAAGATATGGCAACCGTAGGTAAAGAAGTATATCCACCACCTCTATTTGTAACAGAGATGGAACGAATACCTCCATTAAGAAGTGATGTTATTGCAGTTGCTGTACTTCCAACTCCAGCAAGAGTTAAAGAAACCGATGATCCAATAAGAGTAGAAATGCCATCTTCACTTAATCCGTCAAGATTATTTCCTACGATCGTATCATCAATTTCATCTATACCAGTATCAATAACTTCGTCTTCATATCTAAACAACTCGCATTGTAACTCATAAACATAGTTTTTTTGTAGTTGATAAAATGGTTTTTCGTGTTCTACAAATTTAATCTCAAATAATCTATCACCAAGAGGAAAATAAATTAAATCTCCTTCTTTTGGTCTTGTTGATAGTTTTATATTATCTAAATCTTTTATTAATGGAGTGATATATTCTTTAAATCTTTCTTGGGAAATTATTAAACTAACTTCATTAGATGCTTGTATGCCAAATTTGGATAATATTTGAGTATTATCTGAATATCCTTCGTAATTGTTTAAATATGCTTCTATTGGATAAGCATTATCGAATTCTGATTCGATAACCTCTCTAATGACAGTTTTAGTTGTAATATATTTTCTTGGGATATAGTAAACTTCTACCCCATACATTCTCAACTGCTCATTAATAAGATCCTGAATGAGACTTTGCTCTTCTCTGGTTCCTTGGAGAAAAAAGGGATTTAATGCCATTATCCTATCATGTCAAAGGGTGGAAGTTCATAAGTATTTGACATTTTTTCCATAATTTGATCTATTTCTTTTTGTGCGTCGTCATATATCTGTCTTCCATTAAGTTCTATTCCTCCTGGAAGTTTTACGCCTTGGAACTTAATTAGATTTTGACCCCATTGTCTTTTAATCAATGATGTCAAATATTTTTTTAGGAATGAATCATTCCAAACTCTAGAAAAGTCACTTGGATCTAGAAGTCTGTAACAATCAATAACAATATAATCATCAACACTCAAACTTCCAAAATCAACATCAAGATATAACCTATCTTGTCTCTGATTAAATCTAATTTGTTTTTCCGTATTAAGTAAGAAATCCAAATCTGATAGATATCTCTTTGTCATTGCATATGTCAGAATCTCGGTGGAACCGAAATAATACATATCATTTAAAAACATCTGATACTTAACACTAAACATATTATTTGTTGTAGTGTTTGATCCATCGTATCTGAATATTTTGTTTATTCCGATAACAGCAGGTGGAATTTGTAGATAATTGCTATTTTCCTCGAATGAAAAATTAACAGATGAACCGTCGATAGTGGAAGAAGCAGTTGTAGTTACAATTCCCGCTACAGTGCTTCCTCCTCTCGATCTCCCTCTATCAATATCTGCTTGAGTAATTTTGTATTTTAAAAAAGTTTGTACTACACCATCAAAATGTCTTTCATGAAAAAATTGCAGTGCATCATCAACCAGATCATCAATCTGCTCATCAGCAACATTAATCTCCAGAACTGGAGCACCCAGTTGTCGCTTACAATAACTTATTAACTCAGTTCTGCTTGATGGTTGTGCCATTTACGCAATTATCCTTTGTAGCTATTTATAGTTATACTTATCAAAAAAGTTTATTTAGAATCTGTCAATAATTTCTTTAATAAGAATTTTATTTCATCAATATCATTTTTTATATTCGCAACATCCTGTTCGATAGACTCAACTTTTTTGTTGCTTTCATCTTTGATGGAACGCCTGGTTAGATATTTTTGATGTTCCAATTTATTTGTGTTAACGATAGAATTGTTGTGCGGATCTCTTGCAAGATCCGCATTATCTTTTACTCTGTACATATTATGCAAGTGCAATAACTCTCAGATCTTTCACTCTTGGTACATAAACTTGTGAGGTTGATGTAAGAACAAACTTAATTCTATAAGATCTGAAAGAAGGAAGTTGGTCAGCAGTAAATGTATATTCTTTATACTCAACAGATCCACTATCAAACCCAAATGTGCTTGATTGTGTGGTATATGTGTCTGGTTGACCATCACTATTCTCAAAAGCAATGACTCTAGATCTCTCATCAAGATTTGCCCATCCTGGGAATGGTACAAATACTGGATTAAATCCATCTTTGTTGCCAATTGCATAAAATGCTCTGATATCTGAATATGGATTTATATGTGCAGACAAGAGTAATTTAATTGATGTGGCAGAATTCTCAAGTTTAATTTCTTTAGAAACATACTGACATGCAGTTGGATCATCTAAAACATTATTAACTCTAGGATCTGTAGCATAATCTGAAATAACCTCATTAACTCTATTTGATGTAAAAATAGCCGTTACTCTTTGACCATCAATTACAGGAGAGATGCGAGAATCTACTGTAGACATATTAACTCTCATCTGCATTGACTTACTTCCAGTGACGTTAGTCAATTTAGCATCTTCATTTACTTTAGAACAGATAAGTCTTGTGGAATCAAGATAATTTGGTTTATTTAATGAAATAGACTCAAATCCATTATTTACATATGGAATTTCATTTCCACTCAAACTCTGTCCAGTAGTTGTTCTAACCTCACCAGTAATAGAAGTTCCTCTTACTGTTACATTATGTACGATTGGAGTAATAATCTCAAATGGCATATTTTGTGTTGCTTTGATTTTACTGCCACCAGAAGAATGACTCTTATTGATATAGAGTTTTGGATATCCTACATCAGAACTTCTATCATCATTATTTACGTTAAACTTCTCAGAAGTATCTAACTTGATGTAGTAAGAATCAAACGTAATAGGATCTGAAACAGTAGCATCGCTCAATAAATGAGTTTTATTGATTCTGTGGAGATTAATTCCACTATTTTCATACTTAAATACTGGTGTTCCAATTGGATAGTTAATTGGATTACTACCTCTTACGATATTGCCACCAATAGAATTGCCGGATACTGAGGTATACTCAATAATCTCTTGTCCTATTTGGATATAACCAACATTCGTGGTTCCAACTCCAACATTTTCGAAGTTCTCAAATTGAGATCCATCAGAAACAGATAATGGTGAAGTAGAACCTGATGTATATGGTGAGGTGAGTTTAACTGGTTTAATATCTGGTAATACTCCAGAAATTGCCACTCTATTATCGCCAAAATACATTCCATGATTTTGATGATTGACTTTGATGTGCAGTCCATCACTGTCTACATTAATAGTAGAAATCTGAACATCTCCTCCAACTCCGCCAGGTATTCCATAGTTAAGTTCTGTTGTGATTCCAGAACTATTGACATACATTACAGTGTTTGCTGATCCAACAATAAATTCTCCCTGAACATTCTCAAAGATTAATTCACTTGTAGATCCAATAGAAGTAATTGTAAATCTAGCATCTCTTCCAACAGAAGCATTTCCTATTGTGTCGATACCGACAACATCTCCAACTTGATAACCACTTCCTCCAGCATTACTGATTGTAGCAGCGATAGCAACTCCATCATCAATGGTAACGTCTGCTTGAGCACCTCTACCGTTTCCAGTAATAGTTACAAGACTTACACCAGAGAATGAAAGTGCTCCATCATTTGGTGTATATCCAATACCTGCATTAGATATAGTCAAAGTTCCAGTTGCAGTTCCTGCAGTTCCTACAAGGTCTCCAGTTGCATTAGTTCCTTGCTGACTAAAGGTATTACCAATTTCATATCCAGAATCAGTAACTACTGTATTCAGACCAACTCTGATTGTTCTAGACTCAAATACCAAAGAATTTGGTCTCAATGTAGGAATTTGTCTATTTCCTTCTGTCAGTTGTGGACTATAGAACTCAACTGATCCATTTGAGATAAAGTCTGCTCTGTAAAGAGTAAACTTAAGATCTTCCCACTGACTTGGTTCCCAAGTTGATGCGTTCTGTGACTTAAACAGAGATCCAAGATATGGTTGGTTGGAAATAAACACATCTGAAAGCAAGTCATTCTCACCAATTCTTGAGATGTAAACACTATACTTAGTAGAGTTGGATGCAAGAGCAATTGCATACTCTTTTCCACCTTCCAAGTAAATCGGTGCCTTAAACTCAATAGTTGTTGCAACAGAACCATCTGCAGAAGTAAGAACTTGATCTGGATCAAGAACAATCTCACTAAATGGAAGAATTTTTTGTGTTGGGAATCCATTTTCCATTGATCTGAGTTGGAATACCACTGGTATATCCATGTCATCCTTTGTTTGGAAGAATACATCACATTTGGTAACAAAAACTCCAGTCTCTTCTTCTACTAAGAATGATTGAGCAAGAGGGTCATACCAACCAACTGTTACATCTCTAGAAGATTGTCCAACAACAGAACTAGATACGACCTCAGTTCCAAGACTTCTGTTTACATTTCTCTCTTGGAATTCTT